CGATGCAATGAGGGCAGAGGTTGCAAAATATAGCGACTGGGACCATAACATCATGCAAGCGATTGCACAAGCCGAAAACAAAAGCTGTAATCCGAAACGACACAACCTAACGGCTAGCGAGACACACCGTCGAGCTGACGGCTCAATTATATGCGTTGGCAGCTATGGCGTGCTACAGGTTGGCTGCTTACACTACCAACCTGGGGATGATAAGGACGATTTGGCAACTAATGTTAGAATAGCACACAAAGTCTGGCGACACTCGGGCTACAAAGCATGGACACAATACAAAAATGGAAAATATAAGGAGTTTATAAGATGAAGTATAGAATAAATAAATACAGGCGTACCAGTAAAGATATACAAATTATAATACTACTATATACAACGCTAATTTTTATGGTTACAACTGTTTACTTTATGCTTAAGTGGTACGTAAAATGAAACTGTACGATTATCAGAAAAAATATATTGCGGACTTGCCGTCAAGCTGTATTATGGCTGCCGACACTGGCACGGGAAAAACAGTTATGGCACTAGCACACGCCAAAAAATTGCCGTTGCTAATTATAGCTCCAGCATCTAAGGTTAGGACTGGAGACTGGGAGCGTGAAGCGGAGGCGTTCGGTATAAATACGGACAGAATAACAGTTATAAGTTACGAGAGAGCCACGCGCACAAAGTCAATTGAACGGCAAGTGGTAGGCAAAGAAAGGCGGTACTGGTGGCAGGACTATATTGCCGAACACAAGGAGTTTGTGCTTATTGCTGATGAGGTACACAAAGCAAAAAACAGTCAATCTCTGGTCGGAAAAGGCATATATTCTCTCGCGCGACTGTCAAGTCAGTTTATTGGTCTTAGTGCTACTCCACTGCCAAATGGTTGGCAAGATGTTTGTAATTACGGTAAGATATTTGGTTGGTGGAGAAATAAGACCGAATTTTTTAGAGACTACGTTATTACTTATCATATACCAAACCAACACTGGGCTAAAATTACAGGATATAAGCAAGAGGATAAACTAAAATATCTCTGGGGAAAAGTTGCCAAGCCTCTTAAAAAGAGCGAAGCACTTGATTTGCCTAAACTTAGCTACCAAGTTATTCAAACAACCAGACCAAAACTATATGACCAAGTATTAAAAACAAGAATATACCACGCAGAGGAGCTTGACAACGCACCTAAGTTTACTAATGCACTTAGAAGAACAATTATTGCACCACGCATAAATTGGCTTGAGGACTTTTTAGAAGGAGCTAGTGGGCACACGGTGGTTTTTTATAATTATATCGAAGAGCGTGAAGCGGTACTTAAAATTATTCCAAACGGCGTGACTGTTTATCGCCAGGATGGTGAGAAACACAATATACCGCTTAAACCTGATTGGTCAAATATGCCAGAGCGAAGCATCACGCTAGCACACTATAAGTCTGGAGGGACTGGGGTTGAGATGACGTATGCCGACAAGATAGTATATTTATCCCCAACATATTCCTATGCAGACTTTAGTCAGAGTTTAGGGCGTGTATACCGACATGGGCAGAATATGCCAGTTACAGCGTATTTACTACACACCAAACAAAGCATTGATGCATCAATATGGGCGTGTATCAGACAAAAAAGACAGTTTGATATTGAACTCTGGTTTGATAATTACAACAAAAATAAGGCTTGACAAGTTTTTATAAGTTTGATAAGATTTAAGTGGTAAGCAAGGGGAACGCGAATGAAGAATATTAGAGTAAAATATTATCCAAGCAAATGGAGGGCGGATTTTAATTGGTTCGGTATTAAAGCCAAGCGAGTATTCAAATGGATGCGATTTTAGAATATCTGCTTGAGTACAATAAAACTAATAACATAGAGTACACCAACCGATTCATAATACCGCCTGGTGGTCTACAAAATATGTTAGATGACTTTAATGGCTATCACTTAAACCGAGTGGAGGTAACGAAAGACGAACTAGAAAAAATATCATTATCCAAAAACAAGACAATAGAAGAATTATATGGATTATTAGAAGATTAAGGAGAAAAAATGGGAACAAACGAACTACAACGATTTATAGATAGCAAGAGCCTAGTTGCTTTGAAGAAGTTTGCTAAAGCCGAAGCAGAGCTTAATAAGCTAAAAGCCAAGCACGACGACATTATCAATAAGATAAAGCAGGCTATGATTGATAATGGCATACAAAAGCTTGAGGGCGACTGGGGCTATATCACACTAGCAGAACGCGTTAGCTATAAGGCAGAGGATATCGCCAAGGTTGAGCCAGCATATCTCAAACAAACACTTGATACCGCTAAGGTTAAAGCACAGGCAACACTTACTGGGGAGCTACCTGCTGGTGTTAGTGAATCAAGAACCCAATATATTACTAAAAAACTAAAGGAGGTTGAATAATGGCTCGACTTATATTTGTGCTGGGGCATCCTGGTACTGGCAAGTCATCAAGCTTGCGAAATCTTAAAAAAGACGATGTAGGATATATATCAGTCACTGGCAAAGAATTGCCATTCAAAAGCGATATTAAGCCCGTGGTGGCGAGAACTCTTAAAGACGTTCAGCGACTCGTTACTAAAAGCTCTAAGTCAATAGTGGTGGTTGACGACGTTAACTACGCACTTACGCACACGGTGTTTACCAGAGCTGGTGAGCCTGACCAGTGGGAAGTTTATAAAGACATTGGTAACGACTTTTATGGACTGGTAGAAGCTATATTGTCTAAGCCGACAGAGCAAAATATATATCTGTTTGGACATATAGAGCTTAATGATAAAAATCTAGTACAGCTTAAAACTGCTGGTAAGGTAATTAGAGACAAAATTGCTCCAGAAGGACTAACAAATATTGTGCTTGAGTCGATAAACGATATGGGGGAGTTTGTATTTAGAGTTAGGTCAGATGGCTCAGGCGTTAAAACACCGCTTGATATGTTTGAGAACGATACAATACCAAATGACCTAAAATTAGTTAATGAAAAGATAAATGCCTACTATGGCAAAGGAGATAAATAATGCCTGGACTATTTGATGATGTATTGAATAATGTCGGTAAGTCTTTTAGCAACAAAGGTTTCACGTATGGAACTCATGAGGTTATTATTGGTGAGGCTAGGGCTATTGAGATAAACACTAAAAATAACCCAAATGCTAAAGTTATTGAGATAACTGTTTTTGATGAGAAAGACAATGATATGACGGCTACTTGTACGCTGTATTTCCATACCGAGGGTGGTGCTAAGATGGCTGTCACAAAGGTCTTAGGCATATTAGTTCATAATGTTGGTGAAGAAAAAAAGGACAAGGTTCGCGAGTTGGGGAAAAAATTATTCGGTAATATCACTGACCTAGATGAATCCAGGGATATAGCCCTTAAGCTTATTCAAGATAAGCTGATAGGCAAAAAAGCATACTTAGTTGCACAACCCAGCGGTGATTACAAGACTACAAGTTATGGTGATATTTGGCACTACCCAGTAGAGCCACAGGGTAATCCACGAAATGAAACAGAATTGGTTGCTAAAGAGGTTGGCGGTTCAGTTGTTGATGCTGACGACCTACCAGATGAATTAGGAGATTTATAATATGAGCGATAACAAAAGAACTAATGATAACGGTTTTGTTGGTATGTATCTTACACAAGATTTGCTAAAAAAGCTTGACGCTTATGTAAAGAAAACAACCTTAAACCGTAGCCAGGTTATTAGATTAGCACTGATAGAATATCTTAAAGAACAATAAATGAACAAACTAAATAATAAGGAGGACAATATGTCTAATCAAGAAACAATTACACTAAACGGTAAAACTTATGTAGAGTTTGACCCAAGCAAAAAAGATATTACTCCAGCGGTTGAAACAGACCACATTATTGTGATTGCACAACGTGGCTGGATATTTGAAGGTCACAGAGACAAGAGTGTAAAACATAAGATACAGCTACTTAACGCTAATGTAGTGCGTTCATGGTCGAACGGTAGGGGTATTGGTGGTCTTTGTAAGAAAGAGTATAAGTCCGAATACAAACTAGACCCCGTTGGAACCGTATCATTATTGAACAACAGCATTATCGCAATAATAGATATAACCGAATGGTAGGCTATTATGTCATATAACAGAAACGCTAATACGGCAGATGATGTTCCGCTCATAGAGCTACACCCCTCCCCCTACGGCAACGGCAACGGCTACGGCTACGGCAACGGCTACGGTGACGGCTACGGCTACGGTGACGGCTACGGCAACGGCTACGGCTACGGCGACGGCTACGGCAACGGCAACGGCAACGGCAACGGCGACGGCTACGGCTACGGCTACGGCGACGGCTACGACTACGGCAACGGCAACGGCAACGGCAACGGCAACGGCTACGACTACGGCTACGGCAACGGCAACGGCAACGGCAACGGCAACGGCTACGGCTACGGCAACGGAGGTTTACTATGAACAAAACCAACCCTA